AGAATAGTTGGAGTAGATTATTTTATGGACACTATGCAATATTGCGAGTTACCAGACATGATAAACAACATAAAATACTTAGACAAGAACTCTAGAGAGATAGACAGGTACAAGTTGTTTGTCACAGTGCAAGCAAACTCAAAAAAGAAGGTTAAAATTGAAGAGTTGATGCCATTAGCATGGGATGAAGAAAGGAAAACACTAACAAAGATATCAAAAGAAGAACAAAAACAACTAACCCTAAAGAGATAGTGCATCAACAGTGGTACTAACTTTTTTTTTCGTTGTTCACTTCTACAGCCACGTCAGCTGACAAATTGCTTTGTCTCTCAATCTCATTAGTATACCAAGAAGAGAACTGAATCTCTACACTTTGATGATGATCTGCTAATGATTTCTCATAGTCTTCATCAACCCAGTCACAGAACTCATTCCAAGAAAGCTGCAAAGTGTTTTTTGTTGAACCAAGAATGAAAGAATAGAACAATATCATGACATCATTGTAGTTCTTCACGTCAGTAAATGACTTTTGTGTCAAGTTCTCATAGTTCATCAGTGCTCTGCTGGTCCAACGAATCTCTATATCTTGACCTTTGATTGTAATCTTCATACTTTGTGTGTTTTTATTTATATTATAAAATAGAAACTTTTTGACTTTGAAGTTTATACGAAAAAAGAGAGACCGAAGCCTCTCTAAAAACTAAACTATGAAGAAAACTAACAACTAATGTTGTTATTGCAAATTTAAATTTGCAAAATTTCATTAGGCTGATTTCTTAGTGTAAAGTATGAGTTTGCTTGCTTCTTGTGCAGAAGTAATTGTAGCTTCAACCATTATTCCACCCTGATAGATGTAATATGTTGCACTTGAATCATAAGAAGAAGCTCTCTCATATACTTCATTATCAATGGTGATGTCTGTAGAACCGCCAGCAGCAGCTTCAACTGAGCCATAAAGTCCTTTAGTCAAAGCACCAACTCCACTGAATGTTGCTGAGAATGTTGCAACTTCACCATCAGCAGCAGTAGCATCAAGTGATGTGATATAGCATTTGCCATAGAAACCATCTTCACCAGTGGTTGTAGTAGGAGTCCAAGTGTCGTATGTATCACCTTCCATATTGACTGTAGCTGGGTTTCCTGCTCTCTCAGCTGGATCTTTCAAGCAGAAATACACATCAATCAACTGTCTTGAAACCATTCTGTCATACAACTCATTGAATGTAGAAACAGTGTACAAGTTATCAGTTGTAATGCTCCAATTTACTCTTGAAAGTTCGGTAGCACCGTAGATGCCCATATCCTTAGTACTTATCTCTGTAGTTTCTCCTGATATAGAGAGGCTGTGGCTGGTTGCAAAAGCTAATGATTTTACTGTGCCGTCAGTGTTCTTGACAAACAACATTAAATCTTTTCCTTGAATCCAATTCATTTTATTATTTGAATATTTTTATCTTTTATTAAAATAGAAACTTCTCAAAATTGAAGTTTTTGTTATTGTTGCGCAACATAGTTACAAGCCGTAGCTGTGAACCTCAATTGCTGTATATATGCGTCACTATCCCATGACTCATTTATGCCACTCATTGTACAATTGACAAGCTGCAAATATTGCTCTGGCATTAACACTATTCGTCTCTCAAACAATTCTCTAACTCTTTGAGCTATGTCAAGCACATTTATGTATTTGTCACTTACTATGTCTATCCTGAACTGTACATAGTCACCAAGATATCCATCTTTTGTCCCATTTGTTGGGTTCACTCCTTCACGAGTGTAGACAATGAATGGGTATGGTGTACCATTGTCAGCTACAAGTGGTTTCATGTACTTAGAGTCAACCAATGATGTCAAAGTTTGGTCATTTGACATCACATAGAACAACCCTCTTGATAAGTTTATAGCATTTGTCATGTTAGTTTGATTGATTTATTTTGTCTATTGCTTTGTCTATCTCTTCTATGTATATTCGCTCAAGCTGTGGCTCAATTGTCTCATTTGCGCTCTTGAAGAAGTACATTGGCTTTATCTGGCCTAAATATCTTGGTTTCTTCAACGGTCTGCCTTTATATGTTTGCGCATATCTTTCTTTTGTTCCACCTTCTAAGAACTTTAATCTAAATGTTCCACTACCTGATGATCTGCTACCCATTATATGAACCATAGCAGTCATTTCTTCATCATAAGAAGCACTTGCAGACCTTCTCATCACACCATTTTCAAGTCTGTCATTGTATTTGCCGTGGCCACCTGTATCTGACTTAATCATAGATGACAAATTCGACTTAGTTAGACGTTGTAGTTGAACAGCAGCCTTATTTAAAGCTCTCTTTATTGCTCTTGTCATCTCAGTTGATGTCAATTCAGCAAATTTCTCAAACATCTCGTCTATATTTGTAACAAATCCGTTCATTCTTGTACAATTTCAGTCAAAACAACACATTGCATCATGTCTCTGTTATTGTCAATTGACATAATTCTCCAAAGTTTGTTCTGCCATCTTATAAGATTGTCTTCATTTATTGGTGCTTTATATCTGAACACAAAGCGTTTTTGATAAGGATATATGATTTCCTCATTCCTTACTGAGCGAGAGCCACTCATATGCTCAACTTTTGCTCTAATCTCATAGACTTTCACAAGTTCTTGCACTTGTTCACCAGTATCATTCTGACTGAACACATATCTCATTATGTCTACAACCTCATTTCTAAGTCCTGCCCACATTGTTAGTTAGATGTTGTATTTTTGTAGATTGC